TTTTTTACCATTTGATAATGCGTCTTTCAGGAAGTATTTAGACAATAAACCATACTTCTTTTCTTCTTTATCTCTTGTTCTACTCTCTGGTGTGTCAATACCAAATAATCTTACTCTTTGTTGATATAGAATATCAAATCCCATATCTAAAGTTACATCTATTGTATCTCCGTCTACCACTTTTGTTACTTTTTTTACTCTATAACTAAAATCTGTTGGGTCACCTAATTTTGGACTGGCCATTATATTTTCCTTCTACTATCAGCAAAGACAGAACCAAGACTTCTCTTTTGAAACTTGGCTACAGGTAAATATACTGCAATCGCCATTTCATCTACATCAATTCGTCTGAAACCTGATTGTACTTGTTTATACAAATATTTCTTAATTGCTGGTCTGATTAAATTAATACTTGCAACATCTTGGTAAGACGCCATAAGTTTTGTTGTACTATCAAACTGATTATTAGTAGCAAACTTTTGTACTCTTTCTAACAATCTAAATCTCAATGGATATGGTAGATAGTGAAAGTTCAAGCCCATAAAACCACCTTTGATAGGTTCTAATGGCAAAACCAATGGGAATGTATCGTAAAAAGGTAATGTTTTTTTGTATTTTGGGTCGTAAACAAAGAAGTTCATACGACCAGCACTTGGTCTGGCATTTATTCTGCCTTCCCTCATTAACTTGGATTGTGTAGCCCTATCTGCAATTAGTGATACTGCATTACGATACCATGTGGTGGCACGCTGTTGTCCACCTTGCAAATCTTTTAATGGGTCAAATATTGTTTTTGCCATATTACTATTTATATAGCCTTCCAATAAAAAACCCACCGATATTGCTACCGGTGGGTCAAAGGTCTAAAGCGGAGAGATTACTCTTCCTCTGCCAATTTACTGAAATAATCTAATGTATCATCATCTGAATCATCAATTTTCATATCACTTGACTTTGGTTGAGCTACTTCAGCACTTTTTACAGGAGCAGCTGATTGGCTAGGCGGGAGGTCTGCCGACTCAACTGTTTCTGCACTCGTAGTGCCAGATATTACCCTATGAAGTTTACTTTTAAGTTCATCATAAGACTTGAAGTTATCTGGTGCCACAAAGGGTTTTAGAGGATATTGTTTTTCCCAAATAGCCTTGATGTCATCATCTGACTCTTTGATTTGAGAAACACCCTCAAACTCGGATTTGTCGTAGTTCCAATAACCATCAACTTTTCTTAATTTCAATTTAAAGTTTGCACCTTTCCAGAAATCAAATGGGTTGATTGGTTTTTCATCTTCAAATGCCGGCTGCATTGCTTCAGTAATCTTATCAAAAATCTTTTTACCAAATTTGAAAAGTTTTACTTGGCCTTCATTCTCAGGATGTTTTGGGTCGCTCACCACTAGAATGTTAGCGTAGTAAGATAATTTTCTCTTACGCTTTCTAGCAATCTCTTTATCAGAATCAACACCTGTGTTCCACAGTCTTGTATTTTCCTCTGATACAGGATCCTTTTGACCTAATGTAGTCAAACTGTTTTCAATATACCAACCACCTTTGTCTTGGAAGGCGTGTGACCATACTCTCTGCCACGGCATATCTTCACCGTTTGAGGCAGGTAAGAAACGAATAACAGCATAGCCGTTACCAGTTTTATCCATCTCAATCTTCCAGAGTCTATCGTCTTGGTATTTGTTTTTGTTTGATTGGTCCTCTGGATTTAGATTTTGTTCCAGAGCTTTAGTTAGTTTGTCAAAGTTACTTGACGAGGTCTTTAATGTTTCGAAATCCATATTATTTCTCCTTGTATGTTTCGTATTGTTGTATTCGTATTGTCTGTTTTATTCGACACTATTATTTATAAGAGTTTTACCTCTATCTTCAAAATTATATGCGAAATAGGAGGGACTTGGGTACACCCCCAACTCGGCTACACAGATACCTGTTCTAATGAGCCAAGAACCAACTTCCACTCGGTAGAGTGATGTGACACAACGCCTTTCAGCAGCCATGCCTGAGTACCACCTCTAAGCTGTCAAGTTCGGCTGTCTGGTAACAGCCTCTTCCTTGCACTATAAAAAGAGAGTAATTAATTCTCTTTTGCATTGTTTATAATATATCAAATTCCAAGCAAATTGTCAAGCGTGGATTGATTGATATATTCTAAATTCTTTTTTTCTTTCCACTCGTCAATAGGTAGATTTGTCTTATCTCTACCATCATTATATTGGTTTACCTTAATAAACTTAGTATTAGGGTACCAGTCCATAAGTGTACGCCACTGTCTAATCCAGTTTACTGCTGGTGTAGGACCATTTTCTTTAGCCACATAATGTTTTGTACTCTTATACAAATTATTCACATGATTCGTAGCACTATATAAATCGTGGCCAATTAAATATATTTCATCTGGTTGTTCTCTATGTATAGCCACATAACCT